ACTCTCCGTCTGCTTCATCCGACACCTCTGTTCGTACGACGTAAGGTCTTTTATTGAAAGTAGGATTGCTCGTTAAATTATATAACATGTCGTTGCCGTAAAGCTCAATAACTTTATCCTCTTTATCATTTACTAAGTACTTAACGTCTTGTAGTCTAACTTGGTGAATCCTCGAGAGACCTGTGTTAGCGTCAGTCCCATACCCCCATCTCAAATAAAAGGAAGGGAGCATCGGAACCGAAGTGTTGGCAGTAAGGGATTCGTCGTCGCGACCAACTATCCCTTCTACATGGTTTAATCTCTCTTCCCTCTGACTTGCAGTTTTAAACTCTTCAATGGTGGACATGTTGGAGGGAAATACCTGCGAGTAGAAATCGAATATAGTTGATTCAAGCTGCGGAGTAGGGTTTAAAATTCTTATTTTATAGTTTGCTTTATTGCCGCCCTCGGAAAAATTACACTCAAACGATTCCAAAACCCCACGTAAATTCATAGGGTCAGATAAACCATAAAAACCATTTTTTAGAGTGTCATCGTTGCCTAATCTATTTCCACCCTCTGCTTGGGACAGCAGGTCACTAAGGTTTAGCGACATGTATACTGCCGCAACCTCGTTAGCGTTGTACGCGGCTGTTTTTGAGTCCATTTTATAATTGTGGGATAATTATCTGAGTTCCTGCTTTCAAATCTTCTTCGTAATCGTATACGTTATTTGCTTCTACAATAACCCACCACAAAAGTTCGTTACCGTATGCAGCGTAAGCTAGTAAATCGGGTCGACCTTCCATAGTATTAGGTACTACAGCAACTTTAGATTGTCCAGGCTCCTGTATTGAATTAACAAAACTTCTATAGGCTTTTGATTGTCCTATATCTGTTATAGTCTTTCCTCTATGGGAAATAACTGTTCCCGGAAAAATATTTTGTCTGTCACCATTAAATGACATTACAAGTTCCCTCCTGGATTTGTAAATCTACGCGCAGCCTCTAATCCTTCGTCTACACTTTGCATAAATTTTCTGGTTGGGGACAGAGGGTCGATGTCTCCTTGAATAGCGATTGTGTCCCATCCGGGAAGGTCTCCCCCTACAGTAGAGTCGTTCCATACGTTACCGTTCACGTTTCGCATCTCTTCTAAAGATAAAGATATTTTAAGCCTTTGAGCAGTTAGAGATTTAGTGTCATAACCGGCGTTCTCTATTGGTTGTATTTTATAATCAGTTACAATACATGGCGTGAAGTTGTACATGGTACCCCATTTTAACTCTACGATAGGAGGACCCTTCACAGGCATTTGTTGACTACCAATCACAGCACTACGAATATTATTTATTACTTTTTGTAGCATCTGATGATGGTTAACCCATGTAGGTCCTGTCTGCATCACCCACATCAACGCAAAGTTCCAATAAAGCCTTGAACCTTCGGAAGCTTGTTCTGGATTTTTCCACCAGCGGTTTCCTCCCCAAGGACCATCCAGAACATTGGACCTATCAAACATTCTTTGGGTAGCCTGTACTCCATTTATCCCTGGCTCACTCCCTGTATCTGACAATAAGGTGTCGTAGAGGTATTGTGAGATTGCTTTAGTATCTTCGTAAACCTCACTGCCTTGAGTTACCCCAAACATGTCGGTTAGGTCTTGGCTTCCCACCATAGCTGCCATGTGAATGAGGCTATAATGTATATCTACTTTAAACTTACGCGCTTCACTACCAGTGTAAAGCCTTACAGGTTCGTTTCTTAGAAACACCTTGTTACTCGCGTAGTTAGCTTTTCTGGATTCCGATATCATTGGGTTTTCATAAAAAGGAATCCATACCTTCCTCGGAGATGCACTGTTATTTTCATTCGTATTTTCCGAATGAAGAGGAGCGTAATTAAAACGAAGTCCGCCCCGTTTCTCTAAAGCTTGATTGAGTTGAAACCTTTGAAGGGAGCCTAGCTGTGAGTTCAACTCACCTCTAGTCTGGTTACTGGGGTTAAACCACGCAGCAAAATCGTTAGTTGCGGAGTCTAATGCGTTTACAAAGCCTGTTGGGTTCATTATTATTGTAGTTTAAATTGGGTTGGCGGTGCTGAGTCTTTCATATAAACAAGCGTTTCTTGTAAGGTTCCCGAAATCTCTGCTAGGGTTGCGGCTGACTCTTCGCCATTAGCCGCTATTTTATCTTCTTTAGGGCTGGTGCCCATAATGGCTTCTCGCGCGCCGGTCAAATGGTATCCTGCCTCTAATGCTGTTGCTGCAATTGTGCCAACGCCCGGTATGGTACTTAAGGCTCCAGAAGCTAAGTGAACACCAGCGTCTGCCCAATTACCTTGTAAAGCAGAGTTTATAGCGAATCCGGTACCAACGACAGCTCCTAGCACAGGAATCTTTTTAGCGACCCCTCCTACAACTTTCCCTAATTTGCCTAAGCTCTTGCCAAAACGGGAGAAGAATCCGCCAGTCGTTTTGCCGGTGAATCGCCCGAGTGCGTTGCGACCCTGTTTTGCGGGTCCGAAGAAACTTTTCATCTTGGGGGCGAGGCTCGCGAGACCTTGCATCCCTTTGACAATTGCGCCTGCAGTAAGTGCGATGGCGATTGTCCTTAACCAAAATACTGTTTTAGGGAAGTTCTTTTCAAAGGCTTCCTTTGTATCCTTTAAGTATTGCGTCGGGTTTACCATAAATTTATTAAATTCTTGGTTTATAGTTTCTATAAAACCAGAGGCAACAGTAGCTATTGTCTGTAACAAACCTTGTAAAGTGGTTTGAATTCCGTCTAAAGCATTGAGCATCTGCTGTTGCATATTTATACGAGCACTCGCTTGAGAAATCTGCTCTGTATTGCTCTCTGCCAAAGCGTTTATACTTGTACCGATTTGAGTCTGAAGGTTGAAATCCTCTCGACTTAAACCAAAGCTTCTCTCTAGGGCATCGAAGAGGAACTGAGAGCCAGCTCCTTGTTTTCCGGACTGAAGCATACTCATCTTCTCTAAAATGGTTTCGAATTTACGAGCCATTTCAGCGGTGCTTTCCTGCCCAGTAAACTGGACACCCATCTTAGCAGCTTTCATATACCCGTCACTTCCGGATAGGAAAGATTTAACAAATTTGGCAGACGATTCTTGAAGCTCAGAATTACCCTGAGACATCATGGCTGCTATTTTTTGAGCGTTTAAGGCTGCCTTAGGTCCTAGCTCTACGGTAGTTCCTATCATTGCATCCTTCATGCCGTTAATGGCGTCGATAAGCCCAGAGATAGAATCTTTGTTCCGAACAGCAGTTGAGACCAATTGGTCTGCAAGCATCAAACTTGCTTCTTCGGCTATGCCGAGACCTTGGGTGTTTGCTCTCATCAGTCTAAAAGACGTCTTATTCTGAACGCCCAGAATCTTTAACTGCATTCCGAATCGCAGAGTATCATCCGAAAATTTAGTCATACCCATCTCGACCGCATCGGCGAACATTTTAACCTTTTGCTCAAACCCTTGCTGCCCTGTAATAAACCTTTCAGAAACTGCTGTAACTCCTTCAGAGGCTTTTCCTACCTTACCTAAGGATTCCGCTAATGTTTTATTCGCATTCAGCTGGTCGCCAACAATCTTGGATAGGGAGAGCATGCCTGTAGACAAACCTACCAAAGCTAAACCATTATCTCTTATAGCCTTTAAATGACGTTTGCGACTACGTTTTTCGTCGCTCTTAGATTCCTTCGCCTTCTCCCCATCGGTCGCAGGACCTGCTATTTTCGTTAGCAAGTCTATAATTTTCTGTTCTGCAGGGGTAGGATTCTCGTTAGCCATATTAAACCTCTACTTTATGTAGGGCACGTACCTTATTTACATTATACGTCCGAACGCAACAGCTAGGGTCGTCTTCTGAGAATGACTTGAGTCGGTCAAACGATACAGACCCAACAGGTAGCTTACCGAATTCATTAATAATCGCATCCTTCATATCAAGGGGAAAATCATTAAGATTTACTCCGGTAAAATAATTGCCTCCTTTTTTAGCGGTCCATTTCGGAGAAATCATAATAATGAAAGGGTTAGGGTCAGTAGCAGTCCTCGACCTGTAGTAGAATGTGTATAAACAGCCTTTAGGTACCCTTCGAGGTAGTTTTCTGACCGTTTGTTGGGTTGGGAGCTTCTTGGTTGTACCCAAATACGAGGTTTTAAAAATTTTTGTCATTTTATTGGTCAGAACCGGTCGAGGTTCTACTATATTATATATAAAATATAAATTATGGACGATACAATACGCCTTAGTGAGTTCATGGAACAAGTAAACTACTGTTTATCTTTAAAGTTTAAAGAGACATGGAGATACAGGTTTTCAACACACTTCATTGAAATATTTCAAGAAAAAGTCTTAAAGTCTTTAGAGACACAAAGACCTCTTAAGTTATCTACCCTTGTATCAGCTTATACTAAAAAACATAAGTATTCAATCAAGGAAGTTAGAAACTTCTTCGACTTGGTCAGTATCGAGGATTACTATCCTCTAGTTTACGAAGACCCTAAGTATTTTGCTATGAAGAAAGAGGCTAAACCTTAAACTTCTTTCTGGGCTTCTTGTTTTTAAGTGCCTCAGCATACTCAGCTAAGTGAGTAGTAGGGTTTTGTTTAGGACACATATCCTTATATCCGCACCAGTCACAGAACTGGTTCACTTGCGGAAAGAAATCATTCTTTTTTTTCTTCCTAATCTCCCAAATCTGCTGTGTCAGCTTCTTCATGTACATTAGTACGTGGGGCTCAGAAAATTTAAGGTGTACAAACTTGTCTAGGTGCGGGTAATAATGACCTAGAGTTATTGACGAGATAGGGACTGTGTATAAGACTGAAATAGCGTAAGCATATAACAACATTTGTGGGTCCTTTATAAGGTCACGTTTTGTAGAAGGTCTTTTACTTGTTTTATAATCTATTACAAGATAGCCTCCGTCTGTACCCTTCACCACACGGTCAATAATGCCGTTTACGGCGTAACCCTGTTTAAGTTCTACCGCGAACATCTGCTCCGTTGAGACTTGTTCACATCCAGAGAGAGAGTTGTTGAATTCAAAGAAGTTGTTTATGCACTTCTCAATTTTAAGTTCACGCTCTTTATCAAAAGTGTAGTTAGGGCGTAAGGTTTCTGCAATCTCGTTTAGTTCTTCTGTAGAAGTGCTCGCTACTCCATCCTCAAAAATCTTGTGGATATAGGAGCCAAATTGCAGGGCATCCGTATTAGTGGTCTTCTCGGGGAGGTAGTCTACGTACTTAAACTTGTACTTAAGCTTACATTCGTCGTACACTTTAATCTTACTCGGGGATACTTTATTTATAAACATAATTTTAGTCTTTATT